AGTTCCATTAACCTCTTGGATACCTCCATTTTCTCCGTTTCTTCCTAAAGCTAAATGGATTGAATCTTGGAACATAGTTTCGTTAAACTCGTCTAAACCCTTTGCTTTATCTGTGTATATATATTTAAATATGTTTTGTGTTGATCCTATCACAGAAGGATCAAGCTCAGATAATGCAGGGCCAACAATCGTAGAATATGAACTAGTATTTGTTGGTGTATAGTTTAATGGCTTCGCACCTTGGGTAATAAGCTCTTGACCTTTCATAGCGTGTGTGGCTGCTGAAATATTACCTTGATTAACTAAACCACCAATATGAGCAAGATCATTTGCAGTACCAATAGACAGTTCTTCTAAAACATTTTGTGCATACGAACTGCCAAAACCAGATACAAGTCTTGCCACCATTGCTAATTTTAAATCTGTACCCACATTAGGATTTTCATAATAGCTTTTCATTCCAGACACTTCAGATGAAGTCAAAAGCTTTAATTCACTTCCATAATTGCCAGCAACTGCAACAGATTTATTTATTCTTTCTGCTATTAATTGATTAGATTCTTCAAGCGCAAAGTTGATAGGCTTTATATCAAAGCCACCATTTCTTGTTGCAAAGGTAAGCGGATCTTCCTTTAACCTTTTTACCATGTGTCTTTCTAAAGCTTTTCCTTCTTTAAATATTTCAACTTCTAAAGTGGTATCTCTACCAGGGCCACCAACATTGCTTATGCCATCTGAATGTTGATTTAAAAGGATTGCAATATCAGCTGGTTTTCCTTTTTTTAATTCATCAAATATTTCTTTTTTCTTAATTAACTCATTAATTTCTTGCCGAACTTCAACGCCCAAAATCCCTAATGTTTTTGCTTTTGCTTTTGCCGCATCAATAGTAGCTTGGCTAACATTACCAGTTAAAAGTATAGTCTTTAATTCTTTTACATTTGCTTTTAAATCTAAAGCTTGTCTTTTTATTATGTTCTCTTGTCTTGTAACATCAGCTCTTAATTTAGCTGCAATAACCCTTGTGCCAAGCACACCTAATGATACTGGTGGACTTTCGATTAACGCATCAATGTAGGCTTTCTTTTCTTCGAGAGTGCCTTTGTTCTGAAAATCATAAACAATCGTATTTTTTAATATGTTCTCTTTAGATTTTTGAGATTTTATTACACCTTCTGATTTAGTCCAATAACCAAGAGATACTAGTTTTTCATACACGCCATCTTCACCAAATAATTCAAACGCTGCTCCTGCTTTTTCTGCTTTATTACCAACAACCATTTTGTTTTCAAGTTGTTCAACCCTAGCAATATAGACTGAAGCTTGCTCATCAATTCTTCTGCTTGCTGAAGTTGATCTAACAGAAACGCTCTTATTTAAATAATCAAAATTTGATTTAGATATAAAATCTTTCTTAGCGTTTTCACTTGTAAAATCTTTTGCTAATATTTTTTTAAGGGCATCTGATTTATTTTTAAAATACTCATCAGATTTGTTTGGGTCCATTGATTTGGATTTTAACTGAAAGTTAATTAATCCATTATTATAAGCTAGGGTAGCTTTTTCTTTTTCAGCTTCGTAAATGTTTTTCTTTTCTTGTTCAAGAAATTGAAGCTTTACTTTTTCTGCACTTTCTAACTCAGAGGTCTTAGTTTTTTCAGCAAGACTTAAAGCCTTTAAAGATTCACTTTGCGCAACTTGTCCAAAACGAGATAACGCTTGACCAGTTTGAGCAAATTGCCCTGGGTTAGCTTGAACAGATAAACGACCAGAACCAGACTTAGCAGTTCTTTGTATTTCAGATTTATAACTTGGTACTATCATCAGCCATACCTTGAATTAATCATTGATTTTTGTAGTGCGCTATTTGATTTTATAGTTTGTCGATTTAGATTAGCGTTACTTTGAATACTTGCAGCGCTTGTAAACCCAGATAACAAGCTTGTTCCTGCGTTTATATTTGCAGCTGCCATTGCATTTCTTCCATACAATCTATTTAAATTACCCTGCATCTTGTTTTGAACAGCACTTTGTTCTAATTCTTGAACACCAACCGCTGAATTATATTTCATAATAGCAATCTCCTCGTCTGCTTCTTTTGCATTAGCAAGAGCTACTTTAAGTGGTGTACCACCTTCAGCAACAAAACCATTGAACCTAAAGGCTTGACTAGTTGCATCTTGTAAATCTGAAAACTCTCTTTGAAACCGAGCAATGCTTAATCCATTAGCAAGCTTTAACTGAATGGCATCTTGTTCATCTGCTAAAGCGTTTCTATCATTAATAGAAGCGTTATAATCATTTGCCGCTTTTGTTTGTTTACCAACAGTTCTTGCTCCTTGAGCCGCCACTACTGAGGAAACAATCGTTGATGCGATAGCTGCTTCTACACTCATCTAAAATACCTTTGCAAATCTAAAATAATCGCTACCATCTGGGCCATATTTTCTCATAAGACCCTCGTTTTCTAACCCAAGAAACTCTGCGAACCTTTGCGCTTCTGGCCAATCAACTCTAACCGCTGCTTGGATACGCACTAGTTCTTGTTCCTTAATAAGAATTTTTAAGTATTTATATATTAATTTAATTATTGGCCTTACTTTAGAATGAACTCTATCAGTTGATAAAAACCAAACCTCCGCAACACCAGGCCATAACTGCTTTATCCCAGCGCAAGCTATTAAATGTCCGTTATCTATGGCGCTAAATGATTGACCAGGTACACATAAGCTTTCAGCAAAATTCATATATTTGCCAATGTGATGTGGCGCACCTTTATTCATTCTGCCATCTAAAATTTCTTTGCCATGTTCTGGCTTATAATCAGCAATAATCATTGATCGAAAGTCTGCAACCTTGGAAAGATAGCAAGTATTGTCGCTGGCAATGGCTGATTTTGTTTAATAACAATGAATCCATCATTATCAAAGCCACCCCTAAACTCAACTTCCTTATCTCCAGTAAACATTGGTAAAGCAGATCCCATAACATCAGACGAACTTCTAAAAGGTATTCTGTCAATTTCAGTTTCAGAACTACCGACTGATATTCCAGCTGTGTTAAAAAGTCTTAATGTGATGTCATGTATTCTTTTAATCTTACCTTGAGCTGTACCTTCAGAGCCACCAGCATCAACTCGCATAGTCTGCAATATTGAATTATAAGCTAACCCAATATGAGCTTTTGTAACTGATCTATCTAAAGCTACAGCTCCAGATGTCACCACTTTGTCTGGGTGAGTTGCACCATTTGCTAATATTGAGACAGTCTGCCCTTCTAAATGACCTAATCCAGATATACTTGTCGCAGCTGAACCAGAATACGTTAATCCACTATCCACAAAAAAAGCATCTTCAATGTTTGACCCAAAATCAAACGCTCCAAAATACTCAATATATCTTACTGTTGAGCCATTAACTGTTCTTTTAACAACCATATATAATGAATCTTCATTAAGATCACCTGGCACAACTGCTATACTTTCTACAATCGCTTTCCCCTCGTTTGCAGTTGTAAGTCTAGCTGTGTCAGAACTAACGCAACTTAAAAATCCAGTTGAGCTATGTAATGTTTCTTTTATTATAACTATTGCTGCACTAGGATTTGCTACAGTAAAATCAGCATGAGCGTTTATTGCTGCAAATATTTTGTCCGCAGTAGTATTATTATTCGTGTTAGGTCTAAATCCATTTGTAATAGTTGGATTAGCTGCACCAACAGCTTCGCTTGTGAATGTTACAGTAGTTCCATCAGACTTAGTAAATGTTAATGTTGTACCAGCTACAATGTTTGCATAGTCGCTAACTGTTACAGTACACTCACCAAATCGACCACCTACAATATGCTCATGCCAGCCAACAACTTCTTCTTCTCTCCTATAAGTCATTCCTACAAGGTTGCCATTTGTTAAAACGCACCAAACAATATTATCTGGCTCTTGTTGAAACGCTACATCTGTAATGCCAGTTTCAGTAATGTGTTCAGCTAAAACTGTTAAGTCTGGAGCTTGATAACTATCTGTATCAAAATTATAAACTAATTCTCTTATTTTTCGTGATGCTCTTTGCACAAACATAGTTACATTGCCAACTTGAATAGGCTGAATATTTGCCGATCCATAATTAGCTTGTCGTTTTATCTGAGCGTTAAGCGGTGACAAGGGAACTGATGAACCACTTGCACTAACTGCAAACTCTCCACCAGACGTTCCAACAATTAACACTCGGCCAGAAGCAAGGTATCTAATTACATTTACCTGGTTAGATCCTATTGTATAAGTTAAAGCATCATCTGCATCTATTCCATCTGCAAAATCTTCAAAGCTACCACCAACAGAAAAGAATAAAGTTTGTGGTTGTGAATTTGTGTTTCCAAAAACTAATCGTTGTTCATAAAACGTAACCGCTGCTGGATGACCAGTAGTTGTACTAAACGCTCCTAAACTAAAATTATCATCTGCGGTTAAATCTCCATTTATTACGACATCTTCACCAGCTGCTTCATTAGCAAAATCAACACTTGGCGAAAACAAAATAGTATCCGCTGAAACTTGAACAATTAAACCAGAAGTTATATTGTTTCCACTAGTTCCAGCACCAGTTATTGTTACTTTTTGACCAACCTTAAAGCCTTGAGTGATAAAAGAACCAGTTGTGTCTGTAATTCTATCATTATGTTCTAAGCCAGTACCACCAGGATCACCCTCATAAAACGCTATTGTAGCAGCAGCATAAGATGGCATAAGCTCACTTCTACCTTCAGCATTTTCTTGAACTGTGGCAGTCACAGTTGTTGCATTTGTAAATGCAGTTATCTTAGCAAAACCATCATGTAGCTTTAGTAATCTTCCAACGTCTGTTGATACAAAAGTATCAGCACTAGCTGTAATAGTTTTTCCAGTACCAGATCTTCCATTAGCAGTTAATGTTGTTGTTGTTATGTTTGGATCTTGCATAGGACCTCGCAAGAAAGCGACTTCTGATATTGTCCATGCTGTGTGACTTGTTCTTGTTATTTTTTGAACTGGATGCAATGGATGCGTTAAATACATAACATCTGCACTTTGCGTAAATTTTATATCTGCAACTTGGGCTGTTAAATAAGGTGTTGTTACTTCAACTGGATTTCCTCCATTTATAACTGTGCCACCATCTTTATGTATTCTAAAATATGTGTTACCAAATTCTAATATATAGGCTTGCTCTACGTTAAATTCAAAAGGAATTAACCTAGTAAAGTTAGCACTAGTCTTAACTGAATTAACGTATTGTGTTCCAGGTCTTCTTGATGCTCCACCATGAGGATGAATTAAGAAGTTCTGTAACTTTTTACAACCATTAAAATACTTACTTACATCTGTTCTACCCTCTAACCTGGGTGATAATTCTCCAGCTGTAAAATTATTAAATGGTGGTGAAGCTTTCGCCATCTATAATCTCGCATTAATAAAGGTGTTGGCTGAGATAACTTCACTATCTGCAATGCTTGAGGTGTTAACAGTATTACCTTCAGTTGCATCAACAAACCTAGCTTCTTTAAGTTTGTCTCTATAAAGACTTGATAGTTGTGCGGCTAAAGTAATGCTTCCAGATAAAGGGTAAGCTATGTCTGCGGCTAACGCTGCAACGATTGTCTCAACTAATAACATATCGTATTGATTTACATCAAGAACCCTTGCAACAAACACAACATTAAGCGGTGTATCATCAGATAAAACTTTACGACCTTCAACTTCAAATTTAATATCTGCATTAGAAAGCTTGAGTATTCTCAAACAGTAAGGGTCAGTTGGTAATGTAAACTGATAAGTGTAAGTAAAGCTAGGAGCTGTAGCATCTGGCGCTAAAGCTTGCCTTGATATTAAACAATTCCAAGGGTGCGCTCTAAAGACACCATCTCTTACAAATTCATACCTTTGATTGCAAATTCTTGCAGCCTTACTATCTTCTGTTAAAGAGATAATATTAGATGCACCAATTTGATTTAAAGCTGAATTACATAGTCCAACAACTGAAGCCATAATAAATTCCTATAAAAAAGGACAGAGCATTTCTACTCTGTCCAAGTTTTTTGTTAGTTTACAACGTACTCGATAAGGAAAGCCATATCACCAGCACCACCACCAGC